AAAATTCACGACTCCTTTCAGTATATAAGTTTTTCAGTTGCTTTACATCAGCTGCAAGCTGGAGGAACTTCACAATCAGAACAAAAAGAATAACCAACTGGATAATCCCAGCCAATAGATATACAATACCTATAAATCCAAATGCTTCCATAAGTTTATTTATTAGTTAGTTTATTCAATCGTTCCTTTTCACACAATCATCAGATACCCATACTTCTTTATTTAGTTTTTCAATATAAACCTTATATGATATCCAAGTGTAATCGGAGGTCAACCTTTTCCTAAAAACATCAACGACCTTGGCTTCAGTGCCATTGGGAACATAGTCACAATTAGTGAAATCACTAGGGTTATTGGATATCTTTGTTCTTTTAGCCGGTTGGAATTTCTGTGTATCTTTGTTGTATTCTTCTTTAGTTTCCAATATTATCGTATCATTTTTCTCTATTGTAATTGATTCGTTTTTAAAATAAGAATCAGCAATAACTAAATTAGGTTTAGTATCTTGAGTAAGATCTACTTCAAACATTCCTATAGTATATGGAGAGTTCATATTATCATCTGGATAATAAGCGAAAATAGATATATTTCTAATACCTTTTTCAATATAAGTCTTTTTCGTCAAATACCTAAAGTTGTCATATATCTCTGTTGACGATAGACCTTTAGGAAATGTTATCCTATAAAGTATTCGAGAGACCCTAACTCCATTATCCTTATATGAAATATCTTCAGTATTTATAATTTTATAATCTGGACTAAATGTCTCTTTTATACTAAGAATTTCATCTTTTGCAGTACTTATAGAAACTTTCTTTTTACTTCCAGAGCAACCTAAGATACTTAGGACACATAATACGTAAAATAAAAAAGTTTTCATAGTAGTGTTATTTATTCATTAATACATTAATCAATCGTTCCTTTTCTTCGAGCAATCTATCCTTGCCTTCAATAACAGCTTTCAAATGCTTAATTTCAAGTAAGGCATCTTCAAGCTTGTCTTGACATTCATTAGTTGATATATTACCGTTGTTATCTCTACCAACCAAAATGTTTTTTGTACCATTTTGCATAACACTAGGTGTTATATCTTCGAAGAATGATGCTGGTGATAAATTTAAAACAGATGAAATATGTATAAGTAGCTCTGTATCAATATTCTCTTTTTCAAATATTGAATATGTATAAGGTCTGCTTTTGTTTATCAACTTTGCAAAGTCTGTTACACTTATATTTTTTTTAGAGACTTCTTCTTTAATTTTGTTACCTATATGCATACGAATAATATTAAATTACCTTAATTGGTTACACTTTTTGTCTTGTTATTGTTTACAGTGTAATGTTTTTAATTACATTTGCACTATAAAGTTAACGCAAAACAATGATAACGCCAAAATAAAAGGGCAATAAAGTTAACAAAATAGATTATTTACTCTAAATCAAATAAGAATATGACACTAAAAGAGTTTGAAGAAAGAACAGGAAAGCCAATCTCGGCAGAAACGTATGATGCCATCGAAAAGATGTACATGAATACTGAACTTGACAAAGATGAGTTTTGCAAATTGTATATGAAAGCTCCAGGAGCACTTGCTGAGATTGAAAAGCAAACGGTATTAGTTCGTGAATTATTTGAGGAAAAAAATGCATGGCTGATTTCTTGATTGAGCAGGCTGAGAAATGGAGTGCATCAGACCTTAGAGAGAAAGCAATCAGAATGATCGGTGAGAGAGAATATCTGCGTAGGAAAATAGAGAGGGGATTCAACCTTTGGGAAGCAGATAAAGTACTTCTAGTAGAACTATTAAAAGCATAAACATGAAAGTAAGAATCAAGAATGTAACTGGCTCAACATCCAATGAGTGGCTTTTGTGGGAGCTTAAAAAGGAAGCGAGAGTAAAGGAAGGTGATATAGTTGAAGGTAAATTCAATCCTAAAAATAAAGCGGTATACTTTACTAGGGGAACATCAGAATGTGTCGCTTGGCTCGGTGAAACCTGCGAGGAAGTTAAAGAATAAGCTATATAATCCCGGACGGGTTTGACCGCCTTTCCGGGAACTAGAAACTATAAATATAATAATGTATATGGAAAATCAATTAGAAACTATCAAAGCAAATCTGCCTTACGGATACGAAAAGCAGATAGCGAAAGAAGTAGGATGCTCACAGGGTACAGTGCACAATATCCTTAATAATAAGCCGGCTTCTGCTCGCTCAACCTACAAAGCAAAAGTATTGAATGTCGCTGTAAGAATGGCTAATGAAGCCTTGGAAGCTACTAAAGGAGTCTCCAAAGCTGCCGCCGAACTAGAGACTTTGCATCATGGAACTGCAAGCTGATTCTGCTCTAACCAAGCGGGAAAATCAAATAGCGGGACTGGCTGCTTGTGGCTTGGCAAAGAAGGAGATTGCAGACAGATTAGGTACTGCCTACGGAACGGTAAATGTCCTGTTAGATAAGGCCTACAAAAAGACGGGGACCAGCAAATTAAACGAACTTGGTGCTTGGTGGATAAATAGAGTTTTTGCTCTAAATATAGACTTCAAGCAATTACAGAAATCATTAATCGCTCTTTCATTTCTTGGAATTATTGCCTTTCAAATTGCATTTGACTGCAACAACGACCTTAACCGGAGTCGGCGGGCAAGAATACGAAGAAATAGGATTGAAGAAGTATATGAACTCTAATCAATATTAATCAGGCAGCATAGCATAGAGATGCAGATGTGTTTCAGTAATTAAAAGCTCAACACCATTCAAAAGTAAAACAAAGAAACAGCCTAATTAGAGATTATGGAAAATTGCTTCGAAATGATGGTCGCACGATGTATTAAGATCGGAACTGTTCAAACGTTGACGATGTTAGGGCTACTTCCCGAAGTAGTAACTATATCACAAGCGGAAGATATATACGGAAAACGCCTGATTACAGAATGGCGCGAAAAAGCCTGGATTAAGTTTTATCCGGCAAATAATAAGGAAAGAGGAAAATATTATGTGAAACGATCCGAATTGGAAACAGCCAGTGCAATGATGGATTTGCATAATAAAGTTCCGGATAACATTATCAAACAATTAATGCAGATCGCTGTATGAGATATATACCGAAATCATCAGAAGTGTTACAGGCTCTGCAAGACAGTATCGGAAAGCAGATTGCAGAAAGAGAAGAACAGAAAAAGAATTATGTTCCTACTCCTGTAGAGATTAAACCTGATAAAAAAGATATAAGCATAGAGCCCACGGCCGAAGATATTCTTTTAATGGAGGAATATAGACGTGGAGTATATCAAGGAGATTAATAAAACGCTAATATTTAAACAATTATGAGTAAAATTATTGAAGTAAAAGTGGAAGAGCTAAATGCGCTTCCAGCAACGAAAATTGTCGAAAGTGAAAATGTACAGGCAAAATTCGTTCAAATGTATAATGCCATCTGGGGAACAGATAAGGGTGAGCAAATGTATCATAAAGAAGTATTCAACTTTCAAAAACTTCTCCGTGATAATCCTGATTTGGCAGATTCGACAAAGATGTCTCTATATGGCTGTTTTCTTGATATAGCAGTCAACGGTCTTACATTAGATCAAACAGGACATCCACTTTGCTATATACTTAGCAGAAGCAGTAAAACCGGACACAAGAACGCACAAGGATATGATATTTATGAAAAACGTGCCTATGTTTCAGTTACAGGGTATGGCGAACTGACAATGCGTATGCGTGCCGGGCAAATCAAGTATGCGGATAATCCAGTCGTTGTATATGAGGGAGATCATTTTAAAGCATCCTTAGTTAATGGTATAAAGAATATCGAGTATGAAGCACAATGTCCCCGTACTTCAACCAAAGTTATTGCTGCATTCATTCGTATTGTACGAAATGACAACTCGGTAGATTATCAATGGTTAATGGAAGGTGATATCGAACGATTGAAACATTATAGTGAAAAAGCAAATTCGAAGTGGAACGATCAAACTAAAAGACGTGAATTGGGTAAAGCCAATGCACTCTATACTTCGAATAATGGAAGCATTGATCCTGGGTTCCTTGAGAATAAGATGATCAAACATGCGTTTGATGCTTATCCTAAAGTGCGTACAGGTAAGTTTACTATTATGGATTCGGATCAAGAAGAGGAAGAAATTATCGACTATGGCTTGGTGGATGAAGATAAGGTTAATGAACCCGTTCAGGCTGTGGATAATCCTAATATTCCTTTCGGTGAAGAAAAACAACTGGAAGCTCCAGAACCTGTACAGGTGCCAGTCTCCGATGATGATGAAGACGGTGGATTCTAATACTTACTAACCGATTAAAATAAATAATATGGCAACAGAGTTAATCAAAATAGACGAAGCAAAAAATATTCTGTCATCTTTTCCAGATATAATGGGGAAGAATACAAATTCTGTCAAAAAGTGTAATGAAGCTGGGCAAGCTCTCCTTGACACTATCGAAGGAGAAGGTATGAATGAAACAATAGATCAGGCTACAGCCGACTACTTGAAAAAGGTTAGCGTAACACTCAAAAATATGGATGAACGTCGTAAACCTATTACGCAGATATTTGATAGAATACGTTCCTTTTTCACCTCCCAAGAAAAACAAATTGATCCTAAGGATCCTTCAACAATTCCCGGAAAGCTTGTGATAAAGCGCAATGAGTATGCCAAGTTTAAATACGAAGAAGAACAGAAAAGAAAGAGAGAAGCGGAACAGAGAGCTAGAATTGAAACAGAGAAAGCAAACTATCGACAGATAATAGGGGATAGCCTTCTTTCTTATTTCAACCAATATCTTTCAAGTAAAGTTTCTGAATTGCAGGGAATATTTTCCAACTTGACTTATGAAAACTTCGATCGTGAAGTTATAGGAATCACAGTTTTTCAGACCGATTATCCCAAATCTCATTTTGATAAGTTTAGTGCGGATTCTGCGACTTACTATATTAGTCAAGAAACAAAAAAGGAGATTCGCCGAGAGGTTCTAGAGGGCAAATATGAGCAATACGCTCAACAGTATAAGGCAAAGATTGTAAGCGTTAAGCAAGACCTTACCGACCGTGTTTCCTCTAAACGCAAGGAACTTGCAGAACTGGAACAACTTCGTCTCGCTAATGCAGAGGAAGCTGCCAAAGCGGAAGAATTGCGTAAACAACGTGAAAAAGAAGCTGCAGCCAAAAGAATGGAAGAGTTGAAAAAGGAGGAAGAAGCAGCAAAACAAGAGGCTGCACTGAAGGCACAACAAAGCTCTATTGGTAGTCTTTTTATGGAAGCTGCCGCTTCTATTGCTCCTCCACCGACTAACGCCAAGGTGAAAGAAAAGATTGTTATACTTCATCAGCAGGGATATTTAGAAATATTCCAGATGTGGTGGATAAACGAAGGTCAAACGTTGCCTGTTGAAGAACTGGAGAAAATCTTTAAAAAGATGATTACTTATTGCGAGAAGCAGGCGAACGGTAAAGATCAAAAGCATATCGAATCAAAATTCATCCGATATGAAGCAGATGTAAAAGCCAAATAGCCATGTCAAATCCTGATTCATATTACTCTCGTCCGGAGGTCAGTAATTCAGATCTGACAGAGCTTAAGAACTATCTTTATCCCCGTGCTCAATACGGGGATAAAGAGAAGGCATTCAAGTTTGGAACTCTTGTAGATGCTCTTATTACAGAAAACGAGCGTGTAAGATATGACAAGTTAATGGTAGACGATTACGTGTATACGAAAGACGAATTTGAACTAGGGCTTGAAATGCGTAAGGCTCTCCGGAAGGAAGCAGAAAAGGATCAATTTCTTGCTGTCGTTTTGGCACAGTCCGATACACAAAAGTTTATGGTTAACAAACAACAAGAGTTCTTTTATGGGGACTTCGTTTATCATCTCGATACACGGTGTAAATGGGACTGGTGGTTGTCTTCTTTCAACTTTGGGGGGGATTTAAAAACGACCTTCGCAGAATCTCAGGCACAATTCGATGAAGCGATAGATTTCTTTGACTGGGACCGCTCCCGGGCATGGTATATGGATATAGCCGGTAGCCAACAAGATTTTATTTATGCTATCAGCAAGAAGAATTGTAGAATCTTCAAGCATTTTATCACTGACCGGAAACACCCTTCATACATCAGAGGAAAAGAGAAATACGAGGACCTTGCTTTTAAGTGGTGGCAATTAATGGTCTGATTATATTTTACCATAAAACAATATGAATTTACTTATTACATCAAAAGAACAAATATTGGCTGAATTAACCAATATAGATTCATTCCTTAATATAACTATGAGCGAAGATGTAACAGAAGCTGTACAACGCGGCAATGACTTAGCTGTATATGTTGCTCGTTCCGGCAAATTGCTCGCAGATTCAAAATATTGGCTCAATGAGGCAATGAAATCCGAGGTCATGCAGACGCTTGTAGATACGGCAAAAAGTGCGAAAGCAACAGCAACAGCGATAAATGCTCTAGTCAATTCTTTATGTCGGGAAGAGAGATACTTAGTTGATTGGTGCGAACGTTGCAACCGGACGGCAACACATCAATTATCGTGGTGTGTAACTGTAATAAGTAAAGCTAAGGCAGAAATGCAAATGTCCGGAATGTTTAACAACAAAAAGTAATTATCATGAAAAATCTAAGAAGAGTCACAATCGGAATATCCGTTATCGGTCTGTTTACGGCATTATCTTTCTCTCAAAGAGAAGATGCTACAACTAGAGAAATAACTACGGCTGCTGTAATGGGAGTTGTATCAACGTTTAGTATTATCACTTTATCAACTAAAGAAGATTATGGAACAAGCAAAAAATGAAATCAAGAAAGCGATTATTAAAAAGGACCGCTTGAATGTAGTGTACAATGAACGTTTTTCGGAAGCAAACTACACGAATGTAATTAGCAAGAACTGCGATCAGATCATTCATAGTGACTTAAGAGAGACATTTAATCGTCTTAAATTACATCTTGTCGTATTGTGCGAACAGCCGGAAGCTGCCAATATTAATAAGGATAGTTTTACGTCTCCTGGCTATTCAGAGATTCTTGAAAATTACATCATAACAGGCTATGCAAACGATAGTGTCGATGGTGTTTCCGGAATTACTATTATGGGAGCTAAATTACTTCAGTCCGGCAAGGTTGTTGATCTGAAAATCTTCGTACCTCTCCTTGATGCAGACTATCCTTACTATGAAGAATTGAGCATTGATGCGGCAGCTTGTGACGCAGAAGTTGAGAGTTATCTGTTTGAAGAGAAATGGGGAGTCAGACAGGAACGTCTTGATTTTGATACTGACGAACCGGAGGAAGCTGTTAAAATTGAAGATAAACCTAAAAAAAGAGGGCGAAAGAAGCAAATAGAAGCTCCAGTTCCTTTAGATGAAACTGCATAACACCAATCACTATAGGGGGGATAATCCCCCCCCTACAAAATACTCTAAATCATGAATATCGAATTAAAAGGAGATAATTTTGAATTATCTTTCAAGTATAAACCTTCTATCGTAGATCGGATCAGGCAGATTCCCGGAAGACGTTTTGACGGTGCTAGAAAAGTTTGGATAGTACCTACACGGAGTAGAGTTGATCTTGAAAGAATGATTTATCAGATACAGCAGTTTGAAAATATAAATTGGGTGAGCGGAACTACAAAGAAAGAGGAAGATATTGCTTATGATGTTCCGGAACTTCCAGATCTAACAATTCCGCATAGCTTAAAAATTCAGCCTTATCCCTATCAACTCAAAGGTATTGCCCGGGGATTGGAGCTAAAGCGCTTCATGAACTGCGATGAACCAGGACTCGGAAAGACATTACAAAGTATTGCTACCATCAATCTAGCGAACGCTTTTCCCTGTCTTGTCATTTGCCCATCATCATTGAAAATCAACTGGCAACGGGAATGGGAGAAGTTTACGGATAAAAAAGCAATGGTACTCACAGATAAAGTACGTGATACATGGACCTTCTTTTATCAAACAGGAATGCATCAAGTCTTTATCGTAAACTATGAATCACTAAAGAAATACTTCGTACAACGCATAAAGAAAGCCGAAGGCTGGACGCTGCGCGATGTGGAATTTAGAAACTCAATCAATTTATTCAAGTCTGTTATCATTGATGAAAGCCATCGCTGTAAGTCTGCATCTACTCAACAGGCAAAGTTTTGCAAGGGTATTTGTACAGGTAAAGAATGGGTGATAGAGCTTACAGGAACACCGGTAGTAAATCGGCCTAAAGATTTGATTCCACAGCTGGCAATTCTAAACCGTATGGATGATTTCGGTGGCTACAAACCATTTGTTAACCGGTACTGCTCCGGACAAAGAGAAGCATCGAATTTGAAAGAATTGAACTTCAATTTATGGAAATATTGTATGTTTCGTCGTGAAAAGTCTCTCGTCCTTACAGATCTTCCAGATAAGATACGCCAGGTAAATACATGTGAAATTACTAATCGTAAGGAGTATATGGATGCAGAGCGTGATCTTATTATGTATCTACAGAAATATAAGGATGCCGACGATGAAAAGATTGAAAAGGCTCTGCGAGGGGAAGTCATGGTACGTATCAATATTCTACGGCAGATCTCCGCACGTGGAAAAGTACGCGATGTTATTGAATTTGTGAAAGACTTCCGAGAGAATGGAAAGAAGATAATTCTCTTTTGTTCGCTTCATGAAGTTGTAGATCAATTGAAACGTTACTTCCCCACGGCTGTATCTGTAACAGGTAGAGAATCACCGGACATGAAGCAAAGAGCGGTTGATGCCTTCCAGAATAATCCTAAGACAGATATTATTATTTGCTCTATTAAAGCGGCTGGAGTTGGCTTAACGCTTACTGCATCAAGTAATGTCGCTTTTGTTGAGTTCCCTTGGACATACGCCGATTGTTGTCAGTGCGAAGACCGGGCACACCGTATAGGGCAAAAGGACTCTGTTACCTGTTACTACTTCCTTGGCCGACGCACTATTGACGAAAAGGTTTATCGAATAATTCAAGAGAAGAAAAATATCGCTAATGCTGTAACAGGTTCTACCGAGGATATAGAAGAAAATATTGTCGATATGGTTGCTCGCATCTTTGATTCAGACTATGACGACGAAGAATAATTCAAAACAATTTAGAAATGAGGTAAACCGAGCCTTCTAAATTCGGTTGTTGATCTTTGACGTATTGGATTTACCGATTAATTTTTTTGAGAAAATGTGACTTTATGGTTAATAAAGTGCATAATCTTGGAAACAAAACATCTAATTTGCTGTTTTATTTTTATATTTGCATTGTAATTTAAATATGGAGGTAAGTATGTGCATATTAAAGGAAGTAGGACGTTTTATTAAAAATGGAGCTTCTACATTTCGTGATGCCTCTCAAGGGCATTATAAGCAGAACTCCGAAGCTATTTCTGAAATTAGGAAAGAAATTCTGGAAAAAGACAGAAATAGGAATGATGATAAGAGGAATCTTATGGAAGACAGAAAAAATGTTGAAGGGGATGTGCGTAGATCTTTTAATGAAATTGTATTAAACAATGGGTAAGCAAGAACTAAAACAGCGGGAAACGCAAGTTGCAACAGGCGATGGAGTTGGAAAACAATTAGAACAGACTTATACTGTTGATGACAATTGCCTACCTTCACCTCAAGAATTAGCCGCATATAAGAATATTGATCCTAGAATTGTCGATTATCTTATTAATGCCTCTGTAAAAGAGCAAGATCATCGGCATAAAATGGATAGCAACAAATTGAATATGATTAGAAAAGCTGATAGAAGAGATGGAAGAATGAACTGGTGGGGAATGTTTTTCGCATTTCTCGCTATAGTTGTAATGATAGCTCTTGCTGGTTATGCTCTCTATTTAGACAAACCTTGGTTTGCTGGGATTATGGGTGCTAGCACACTTGTATCCGTAGCTTCTATTTTTATTAAAAGTAATGATAATAAAAGCAAACCATCTGGTAATACAAAGAAATAATTAAAATTTTTGATACTAAAGTTAGGCGGTAAGTTCAATCTCACCGCCTTTTTTGTGTCCGGGCGGTATCTAAGTTCGGACACTTTTATTTAGAGTAAAACAATTAAAAAAGGAATAATATTATGTCAGAAAAACAAGGAATTTTTCTATTAGGACTCAAAAAGAGTAAGAAACGTGAAGGTGTAACCTACTGTATAGGTGTGTTTAGGTTAGGAACTACCAATATGGAGTTTATTCTAGGCGAAACAGACAATGATCGTGAATATAGGCAGGGCGAAGAAGTCTCTTATATTTATAACGCCAATTATACTAATAGCTTACAGAGTGCTTTGAATTGGTTGGATTGCCAAAAGTGATATCCAGAACAAGAATAATAATGAATAAGACTATGGATGAAAAACAGAAAAGAATACTTCAATACTCTGCTATGCTCACAGCACAGATTTTTGAGATGTTTCAAGAAGAAGACTGTGAAAATTACTTAGGTGACAGAGAAGTGAATAGTGTTGAATTTGGAATGGCATTAATGCACGCAAATTGTCGGATTTTCAAAACACTGTTTGGAGAAACAAACGTAAATCTATTAGAGGCAAGCCACATGTGTAATAGTCTTGCAGTTGAATATCTGATGCAATATGGCAAGATATCCAAGCCGGGTGATGAAGAGTTCGATGATGAATGCCCCCAAAAAAAAAAAAAAAAAAAAAAAAAAAGGGGGGGGGAAAACCCCGCTCCTTCCAAAAAATTATTTTTCAGCCCTACCAAGATAAACGTTTTGAACGTCTCCATAATAGTTTATATTGGTGATGTTGTATATTATTGCCGGGGTTGTTTTCTGATATTTTTTGGTAATATAATCTGATAATAAATTTGAAATAACCCCAGCTGCTATAGCTAATAGTACTGGTGTCATATTTTTATCAATATTTAATTTGACAATAATCGTACTTGGAAGGATTTGAACCTACATATCCATTTGTCAGATGGAGCTTATCCATTCGGCCACAAGTACAACAACGATACAAAAATAATAATTTTAAAATAAAAATTATAGTGTATGGCAAAAATTTATGTAGCAAGCAGTTGGAGAAATGTATTTCAACAGGACGTTGTAGATATTCTCCGTGATTTAGGACATGAGGTTTACGATTTTAAAAATCCCCCTCATGGTAATGGTGGCTTTCAATGGTCTGATATAGACCCTAACTGGCAGAACTGGACAACAGAGCAATATCGTGAAGCTCTTAATCATCCGATTGCACAAAAAGGATTTGATTCAGATTTTAACGGCATGAAGTGGGCGGATGTCTGTGTTATGGTTCTTCCTTGTGGGCGGTCAGCTAATACAGAAGCAGGATGGATGAAAGGTACCGGTAAAAGGGTAATGGTTTATTCCCCGAAAAAGGAAGAACCGGAACTTATGTATAAGATATACGATTTTGTGAGTGATAGTATATTTCGTATCAATGATGAGATAATTGGAGTATAACTCATTCAAAACAGAATAAAAACGAGCCAATAACGGATGGACCGGTAGGAATCCGGCAATTAAATAGATGTTCACCCATCATGAGGCTTTTAACAAAATACAAATGAAGCTAAAAGATATAGTAAGCCAGTTGGCAAACAGAATAAATCAGCCGCATGTGATTGAGGTTTATCTTCGACAAGTATATGCGAAAGGTTTTGTAGAGGGAACCAAGCAATCTCCTTGGATCAGTGTAAAAGATAGGGTTCCTATCCCTGTTATAGAAGCAATAGATGGTAATGAATATGGTAGTATAGATGTGCTAGGAGCAATTCAAAACTCATATGGTGACTATGATTATTACATCTGCCGGTATTGGGGATATAACAAAGAATATAGATGGGAAAACGGAATAGCTCCTGATTATTGGATGCCTATCCCGAAGTTTAACGAAGAATAATTATTAACCCTTTAAAATGATACGACCAAAGCATTACAATTATCACAACCGGTCCAGATCCGCACAGCGAGAAAGGACTATATTAATCACTTTCGTCAGGAGAAGCCTTTGGAGGGAATATTCTTCACCGACTTCATCCAGGAAGTACTTGAAAAGCGCAGCAGACGTAAGTCTGAACACTATGCAACCGTTTATGATGCGATAATAAAACACATAGATAACTTCTCATTAGAGTTTGATTGTGACATATTCACCAACTCGGTAACGGCTGAATTTCTTGATGATTTCATAGTCTATCTTGAAGATTGCGGGTTACGACATAATACCATTGTAGGATATATTCTAAAAATACAGACTCTTATTCGTAGAGCTTCGCAATACAATTATGCAGTAGATGTTACTTATGATGAAATTGATTTGAAATGTGAGCCTACGAATGCAGTATTTCTTTCAATGAATGAGATTACCCGTATCTACTACTACAAGTTTGTAGGGCAGGATAAGCGGAAAGCAAAGGAGAGAATTAGAGACATGTTTGTATTGGGATGCCTTACTGCTTTGCGTTATTCCGACTATTCAAGGTTGACAAGTCAAAACTTTATAAATAACTATATTATGATCCGAACAAAGAAAACCAATGTGGATGTCAAGGTCCCGGCACATGATTATGTAAAAGAGATATTCGCAAAGTATAGTGATCAGGTTCCTTGTGGTTTGTGCATCCAGTACTTCAACAAGTATTTGAAAGTGATAATGAAAGAAATCGGGCTTAACGATCCAATTACTTTTTCTTATACCAAAGGTGGAAAGCTGTTTACTGTTACTCGTGAAAAATGGGAGTTGATAAGTAGTCATACAGCGAGAAGAAGTGCGGCAACGAATATGTATCTTACCGGCCGGATGAAGACACTAGAAATAATGAAACTTACCGGTCACCGGACGGAACAGAACTTCTTCCGGTACATTCGCTTAACTGGTGATGATACAGCCCGTTCCATTTCAGGTGATATGTTTTTTAGAAAGTAATATTAAAAATGGATAAAGAAAAGTGCATTTTATGTGGAAAGGAATCGGTATCGGTTATTAAAACCGATACCGGTTTTATGTGTTATAATTGCTATGCCAATCAGCGTAATCCTTCACGTTCTAAAGAAGTACATAATAATGAGGAAGCTCGCATACAAACAGAGTTCTTTAAACTTCTTCCTCTATATTTCCCTAATA